CATTATACCCCGATATGCTTAAGCTTCGCTATGCGAACTATCCGAAGGATTATTTTATGGGCATGTTCCCGAGTAGTCAGTATGGTTCGGTTGCTGTTCTACCTCCGACTTTTGATCAAGCTGGAGCTTCTTCTAATCGTATTGTTACTCTCCCTTTGTCTTCTCCTCTTCGTGTTCTTGATGGTAGCGCTGGTGTAACTGTTTCTTCTACTTCTGGTCTTCGTAATGTTGTATTAAACTCTGATTTATCTGCTCTCTCAATTCGTGCAACAGAGTATCTCCAGCGCTGGAAAGAAGTAGTTCAATTTGCTAGCAAGGATTATTCGGACCAGATGGCCGCCCAATTTGGTATTAAAGCCCCCGAATACATGGGCAATCATGCACATTATATTGGCGGTTGGTCTAGTGTAATTAATATTAATGAGGTAGTTAATACTAATCTTGATTCTGATTCTTCTCAGGCTTCTATTGCTGGCAAAGGTGTATCTAGTAATTCCGGACATACTATTACTTATGACTGTGGCGCTGAACATCAGGTAATTATGTGTGTGTATCACGCTGTACCTATGCTGGATTGGAATCTGACTGGCCAAAATCCTCAACTGACCGTGACTGCTGTCTCTGACTTCCCGCAACCTGCATTTGATCAGCTTGGTATGCAGGTTGTCCCTGCTCTGAATCTTCAGAATAACCCTGGCCGTAGTGTTTCTGGTTCTCTTGGTTATAACCTCCGTTATTGGCAATGGAAATCTAATATTGATACCGTTCACGCTGGATTCCGTGCTGGTGCTGCTTATCAGTTTTGGTCTGCTCCTCTTGATGGCTGGCAGGTATTGACTTCTTCCGGTGCTTGGTCTTACCAGTCTATGAAAGTTCGTCCTCAACAGCTGAATTCTATATTCGTTCCTCAAGTTGATGCTGCTAACTGTTCTATTGCATTTGACCAGTTGTTGTGTAATGTTAATTTCCAAGTATATGCCGTACAGAACTTGGATAGAAATGGTTTACCTTATTAATTTGTATTGTTATGAGAAATTTTGCTTATAAAAACCCTGATTATATTAAAAGCGAGGTTGTTCCCGAGTTGATTGAGGATAATCCGTGTTATCAACAGTCTGTCTATGATTCAGTTATGTACGATGAGTCTCCTGACGGTGATTTGATTCAATGTGATATGACGCAGATTCTATTAAATCAGGAGAAGTATCGTCGTTTGCTTGGTGATATGAATGTTCAGAATATTCTTGCTCAAATGCATCCTACTCAGTCTACTATAATGGACGGTATGACTGATGAAGAACGTTTCGATTGTGTTATCTCCCGTCATTGTCAAACTATGTCTGAACGTCAGGCTGTTTTACAGCAGTTGGCTAGTGAGAAGTCTGAACTATCGGCTTATGCCGAATCTATGTTGGCAGAGCAAAAGGCAGCGCCGTCTTCGGATTCCGCATCTGCCTCTCCTGAATAATGGGATTATTTGATGCTATAGCTTCCTCGGCTGCAAACCTTACCGACAATGTTGTCGGTATGGTTAATCAGAATCATCAGAATAAGGTTAATCTCCGCATGATGCGTGAACAAAACGCGTTTAATGCTCAACAGGCCCAAATACAACGTGATTGGCAGCAACAGATGTGGGGTATGAATAATGCCTATAACTCTCCTAGCGCTATGATTTCCCGCGGTTTGAATCCGTTTGTTCAAGGTTCTGCTGCTATGGCTGGTTCTAGGTCCCCTGCTTCAGGCGGAGCTGCTGCTACTGCTGCTCCTGTTCCTAGTATGCAGGCCTATAAGCCTAATTTTTCTAGCGTGTTTCAGTCTCTTGCTTCCCTTGCTCAAGCTAAGGCTTCTGAGGCTTCTGCTGGTGAATCAGGCTCTCGTGCACGTCAGACTGATACGGTAACTCCTCTTTTGTCTGATTATTATAGAGGTCTTACTAACTGGAAGAATCTAGCTATTGGCTCCTCCGGTTATTGGAATAAGGATACGGGCCGTGTATCTGCTGCTTTGGACCAGTCTACTGAGGCCCAGAATTTAAAAAACGCCCAGTTTGCTGAACGTATATCTGCTGCTCAAGAAGCACAGATTTTGCTTAATTCTGATGCTCAACGTATTATGAATAAATATATGGACCAGAACCAACAGGCTGATTTGTTTATTAAGGCTCAAACCTTAGCCAATCTCCAGACTCAAGGTGCTCTTACTGAGAAGCAAATCCAGACTGAAATTCAGCGTGCTATTCTTACTGCTGCTGAGGCTTCTGGTAAGAAAATTGATAATCGTGTGGCTTCCGAGACGGCTGATTCTTTAATCAAGGCTGCTAATGCTTCGCATGAATTGCAGTATCGTGATTCTACTTATGATTACAAGAATGTTAAGCTTCGTAAACATACGGAATATAAGACTTCTATGGCAAACCAGAGAGCTGCTGAATATGGCGCAGAGTTGGTTCGCAAACAAGGCCGTACTCATTATTGGGATTCTGTCTCCCGTGGTCTTGGTGCTGTTGCCTCTGGTGCTGGTAATGTTATTGGCGCTGGTGCTCATTTTGGTAACTTTGGCCGTAAATAATCTTTCTACGTGTCGTAAATATGAGTATATTTATACATTGCATCCTGATACCCTGGCATGCTTCAGGACTAAAAGCCCATCGCGGCGTTTGAGCGATATACACCCGCCGCCCGCGTAGGGCCTGATCAAAAAACGGAGCGGAGCGACTTCCTTAAAGAAGCGTTCCGCTTCGGTATTTTAGCACGTAGGTGCGCAAAGGCAAGACAGTTTCTGCCTTGCCGTGCCTATACACCTCTGTATACACCCACTTGTTAATTAAGCGAAGCCCCTAGTTGTGTGCGAAGCAAAATCGAGTTATCCTCTCGATTTCTCCTTTCTCTTGTCCATAAACGCACAACTCACACCCTACGGTAGGATCTAAAAAAAAATAGTTTTCTTTTGCAATTATGAAAATAGTTTGTATATTTGCCCCCAGTTAGAAGTTACAACTATTATTAACCTTTTAAAATTCTTACAATTATGCAAAAGTTTATTATTTCGGTTAAGGAAAAAAACACTGGTCGTGATGTTATTTCGCCTTATATTGTCGATTCTCTCGATGGTCTCGGAAATTATTCTGAGCGAGTTTCTTCATTGGGTCTTATTGTTATTGTGGATTCGATTAAGGAAGAAAATAACTTTGTTGAGCTTAAAATTCAAAATGATGAAAAGTAGTAATATTTGGAAAATTGTTATCGGTGCTGTTTCTGCCGCATTAGGCTATATTCTTAATGCTATCGGACTATGAATTATATTCTTATGCATTTTCTTGAGTATCTGCTCTACTCTAATGTTCATTTTTCGGTGACTAGTGCTAGACGTACTCCTGAACAGAATAAAGCTTGTAATGGTGCTCCTACATCTCAGCATTTGGTTGGAGAGGCTATTGATATGAAACCTTATGGTTCTACTTCTTATAATCATTTACTTGAATATATTCATAGATATTCGGATGATGTTCATGTATTTGATCAGTTGATATTATATCCCACATTTATTCATATTTCATTTGGTTGTCGTAATCGTCACCAAGTAATTGATAAACGTAAATAATTATGAAATTTTCTCCTGATTTACTGAAAGCGGTTGACCATTGTCAACATCGTTCATTTATTACTAATCGTTACACTGGTGCACGCATTGCCGTGGATTGTGGTCAATGCGATTATTGTATCCATAAGCGTGCTCAGAAAGCGTCCATGCGCGTGAAGACCGCTGGAAGTGCTTTTAAGTATTCTTATTTTGTTACGCTTACGTATGATAACGAACATATCCCTCTATTTGATTGTAAAGTCTTGCATAGTGAATATGAGGACGTTGTAGGTATCTCAGGAGATATTCATTTTGGTGATGAATATCATAAATATATCCCTGTTTCCGAGTATCAATGTAATGATAACTCCGTGTTGCGTCATATTTTTTTCGAACAGGTTCAGGGCACTGTTCCGTTTGACCGTGAGATTAAGGAATATGTTCCTGTTAAGGATAATTGGTTTCTTAGTATGGATGCTATTCGTAGTTTTATCGGTAAAACGCAAGCCGTTGATAAAACGGACTATCCCGCTTCTGCGCAATACGGCCGTGATAATCTTATACCCTTCCTGAATTATGTTGATGTTCAGAATTATATTAAGCGCTTACGCAAACATTTATCTTTAAAACTAGGATCTTATGAACCGTTACATTTCTACGCTGTGGGTGAGTACGGACCCGTGCATTTTCGCCCGCATTATCATCTCTTATTATTCACGAACTCGGAGAAAGTCGCCGAGGTTTTACGATACTGTCACGCTAAGAGTTGGAAACTCGGTCGTTCAGATTTCCAACGTGCCGCTGGCGGCGCTAGTTCGTACGTTGCGAGTTACGTTAACAGCCTTAGTTCTGCTCCCTTATTATATCGCTCATGCCGCTCGTTTAAACCCCGATCAAGAGCGTCTCTCGGATTCTTTGAGAAAGGTTGCGATTTCGTGGAAAATGAAGATCCTTATGCGCAAATTGAGCAAAAAATCGATTCTGTCGTTAACGGAAGAGTCTATAATTTCAACGGTATCAGTGTTCGGTCAACTCCACCCATGTCGTATATCCGTACCTTATTGCCCCGATTCTCGTCTGCTCGCAATGACGATGGTACTGCGATTGCTCGAATTCTTCTCGCTGTACACCGAACGCCTCAAAGAATTGCAAAATTCGGATTCATTGACTATGCCCAGGACTCAGTTTTGAGTCTTGTCCGCACTTATTATCAATATCTTAAAGTTAATCCTATTCTTACTGATGATGATAAGATTATATTACATTCTGCTCGGTGCCTTACTAGGTTCTGTAACAGTTCTAGCGATGTCGATATTGAATCTTATATTAATAAGTTATATCGGCTTTTCTTATTTGCCTTTAAGTTCTTCCGTAACTGGCATTTGCCTGGCTTCGGTTCTGATATTAGTGCTTACTCCGGTCGTATTGATTTTATTATTAAGAAAGGCATAGAGTATGAGAAGAAAAAGAATTATGAAAGTTTACGAAATGCATATAACCTCCGTGCCCAATACCCCGAACTTTCGGATTGTATGTTTGCGTTGCCTTCGAACGGGCAGGAGCGTGATGTCTTGTCGGACGTTTCATGTGAAACGGTTCAACTCCTTGAGCAACTCTGGTATCGTAGTGCAACATTCTGTCGTGATATGATTAAGCACAAGAAACTTAATGATGCTAATAATATATTCAACCGTATGGTTTAATTTTAACACTAATTAATTATGAGTGATTTTAACCCTTTGGACCATGCTAAGATTCCTACCCATCGGTCCTCTTTCGATTTAAGTTCGAAAAAATTGTTTACAGCTAAAGTAGGCGAAATTCTTCCTTGCTATTGGCAGATTGCTACTCCTGGTACTAAGTATCGTATTTCCTCTGACTGGTTTACCCGTACTGTTCCTGTTAATACGGCTGCTTATACTCGTATTAAGGAGTATTATGACTTCTACGCTGTGCCGTTACGTCTGATTTCCCGTGCTCTTCCGCAGGCATTTACCCAAATGACTGATTATATGACGAGTGCGGCAAGTGGTGATAAGAATACTACTGCATTAAGTTCTGTTCCTTATACTACTATGGCTCAGTTTAATAGTCTATTGCTTACTCTGAACACTGCGGACCAGCCTAATGCTCGTGATGATGCTGGTCTTCCCTATGTCTATGGTACTTGTAAGTTATTGGATTTACTTGGCTATGGGTCTATAATTGATAAGACTAATACGGCTAAGGCTGCGATTACTAAGAAATATTTGGGTCTTGATAGTCTTAGCGATGGAGAAAACCCCCTTGTGTACTCTGTAAGTCAGGCAGTAAATATGCTCCCTATTTTCACTTATCAGAAGATTTATTTTGATTTCTTCAGCAATTCCCAATGGGAGAAGCATTTAGCTTATGCTTATAATGTGGATTATTGGCAAGGTACCAGTTATATTACATTATACCCCGATATGCTTAAGCTTCGCTATGCGAACTATCCGAAGGATTATTT